GATGTTTGTACCCTCGGTAATTAGCCGGCGTATGACTCCAAATTTTCAATTGGGCATAAAGAAAAAAGAACTTTTAGCTATTTGAATTAGCAACCATAAAAACTCAACCAGGGCGTTGAGAACAGAGGTGCATGGCCAAAGATTAGTCCAAGACTAAAAGCTTTGACAACTGTTTTGCAACCTTCAAAACCTCTTCAGATGGTTCTTCGCCATCAGAGATGGGCTCTTTGCTTTCACTCTTGGGGGCCGGTGGGGCAGCTGCACCAGCACGAGAAGCTGCGGCAAGGCCACGAGGGTGTGCTCGTTCCACAAGTGACTCCAGGTATTTCAGACGTTCATCGACGCTGGTGAAACGTGGATCGGCTGTCAGCTGAGTGGGTATGAGACTCAGTGATTCAGCACGAGTGGGACGAACAAAAGTCAGAGTGAAGGTAACAGAGGCTTTGACGGTAGAAGTGTCTGACGGTGTGTACAAAGTGATAGAGCCGGTGTTTTTGGTCACACCGGCCTTGACAGTACCACCTACATCAGAAGCAATCGCCGAAGGGAAGAAGGCGAGGTAAAAATCTTGGCCGTTAGCAGGGACAACAATGCGGGTGCCGTTGAATCCTGACAAAGCATTGATGGCGCCCGTGCCGGCCTCATTGAGCCAATAAACGCCAGCAGGGCTGGTGTAAGAGACATTGTTGTTATCAGGTGCAGAAAGAGAGAGGTCTTGGAAGCCATAATACTGTGTACCAACGGAGTCCCAGATGATGTCAGACAAAGACTCAGTGGTGGCAACAATGGCACCAAGGCCATAGGTCATGGTTTTGGTGCCTATCCCTAAAATGTCAGAGTCACCGACGTTGACCCCAAGCATATTATAATTTATCTGCCAGACACCTGGTGGCAAATAGAAATTGGCAAGGTGTGTGTGTGCCCCACCCCCGGTGTTGAGTGTGGTGGCAAACGCCTCAGTGGCGCCAGAATTGCCAGTGTCCGCTTGAAGTGTAAAGCCAGCTGAGGCGGGGTTAAAAACTTCAGCATAACTTTGCGGCGGGTTACCAGTTGGTAAAGAGAAGGTGTACTGATCACTGGAACCATAATAAGGCAAATTAACAGTAGGCTTCCGCATCTCCAAGATGTAATTCATATGCAAAGAACCAATCTTGGTAAAAGGGGCTTTGTCTGTGGGCACCTCGAGGCGCATCTCAAAACGACCCTGATTGGATAGACGTAATGAGGCGTCTCCCACATCGGAAGACCGGATCCACAATTCTTCTTCATTCCGCGCTTTGGGATCAGCAGTCCAAGTACATTCTCGCCAAACCGGAGTGGTCTTAAAAGACATGTGTGTGGAACCAGCCTTGATGCCTGCCTCATTGGAAGAAACGTAATCAGTGGGGTCGGGATCAACCCAGCCGGCAACATTACCGACAGTGTTAGTACCTGAAGCTTCTGTGAAAGTGAATGAAATATGGCGGAATCGAAATTGTTCAAAAAGATTACCGGCTATGGCGACTCGAGCGCCGCCAACAGATTCAGGATTAAGCAAGACACCACCACCATCACTGGGGAACAAATCTTTCAACAATGAGACACCAACTGTATTGTCTTGGTTAGTTATGGTGCCAAGGTAATCGCGCCCCGTAATGAGCGCGACTTGGTTACGTCCTGTTCCTGACATCGACATGGAAAACTTCGACGGACCAAGTCCACGATTGAGGGCAACGGGTGGGCCTCGCATCCTGTCGCCAAATTGGCGTGCGATAGAGGATGCCGCAGCACGTGTCTTGAAACCTCGGCGAATTGATCGGGCAATTGGGTTACGACGGGCTTTGCGTCGGCCGATGAGTGCGCTAACCGCACGGACCGCCTTACGAGCACGTCGCACACGACTAGCACGTCCTTGGGGACGGGCCGTGGTGGTTTTAAAACCGCGGAGCGTTGGTGCACGCGATTTGATGCGGCTAGCCGCTCGGAGGCCCCCGGCAATCGCCGCACTGCCGGCGACGATTGGAGCTGCAACAGCGCCTGCGATGCCTGAAGCAATTCGGGAGCTGCGGCCATATTTTCGTTCAGACTCTTTGGACATAAAAACTTCGTACAAGTCGTCTAATTGCTGTTTGGCACCTTCACCAAAATCTTTTATGAAATCCGTTTCTAGTTGTTTAGAATGCCTTACGGCTGCGGATACGTAGCCCGGGCGATCTCCCAGCTGCGTGGATGGCACGAAATCGCCGAGCCATGTGTATGTTTCTGGTTCATAAAATTTTCCAAGTGAACGGTGCCATTGACTTTCTTCGAGCCTGTTGTTATAGCCAAAGAAGGAAGTTTTACCCGTCATAATCGCCAAAGTCACGGCTTTAGGCGGTGGCTGTATTCCCAAAAAAGTAAGGAATTTGCAAAAGTGATCATGCCATTCACTATCGGCATAAGACAAGAGCGCAATAGAATACGCCCGTTGGCCGACCTTGTCAGGTTCGGTGAATGAATTGAGAGTGGCATGTGCCTTGTCGCAATTGAGCTTAGGGAGCCACTGTTTTATCTCATCATCATAATGAAAGTTCATGTTGTAAAAGGTATGATGAGTGAAGTCACCCTCAGGCCCTGGAGTGTAAGTGAGGCCAAAGGCCATATAAGCCGCATGATAAAAGGCCGACCGATCAAACTTCACACGGTTCACTAAAATTTCATCATCGCCGAGCAAATACATGGAGAAATGGAGCATCATCTCATCGATGGTGGTGTAGTGTCGTTGACATAGAATACCATAAATGTGGACCCACATGTTGAAGACAGTATTTAGCATGGAGGTGAGAAAATTGCCAGAACCATTACAACCGTGTTTAACGAAGAAGTGACCTTCGATATCAAGCACCCAGCTCTCAGCCTCTTGGCGTATGAGTGCCATGAATTGTTCTTTGTGTCGACCTTTCAAATTCCAGGCTTCAGCTATACACTCACCCATAGTGAGAATAGCTTCATAAGATTGTGTAGTCTCCCAGGCATCACCATCAGCCGAATGGCATTCGTAATGGCTGAGCAACATGGCCAATTTGTTCATTCCGCCCTTAAGAGGGCCTAGACCCAATGCTGACCAAAAATTGCCCGAAGGAGAACGCTTGCTCTCAGCCAGAAATTGGTCGAAAATATCGCCAGCAAGCATTTTCGAGGCAACCACTCGGACGACTGAATCGCAGAAGATGACGCGAGCCTTGTCTTTCTTTTCTGCTAAACGTATTTCACCATTCTTAGCATTCATGGTTAAAATTTCATGCTTCTCATCTGGTGTGCCGAGCTTCAACAAATAATCTGAAACAAGCTCGCCAAGTTTAGGATCGGCGAGAGCCTGGCCTTTATTATGCCATAACTTATCATAAGGGTAACCAACACTGGTCGTAGGGTCGACATCTGCACAGGCTTCGCTGTAGGTCCACATACGAGCCTTGGAACTAACTGCTTTGCGCAATAACTCAACGAGTAAAACCGTTGAATGCTGCATATTGGGAAGTTCGGGGTGAAAACGCGTAGTATAGCGAAATTTATCCGCAGCCACCCGAAGGTTTTCTTCGGTCAAAACATTCGGACAAAATCGCTGCTTGATAGCAGGGGGCGGATTTGTCGAACAAAACTCAATATAACGGGGTTCTGACATTCGCTCTTTGCGAGCCTGCTTATGTCTCGGGGTATACATAGCGGCGTGATCAAACTTTGGATCATATTCCTTAACCCATCCAATTTGGTTGTGGCGTATCATAGTAGATATGGTGCCGTTGGTAGGAGCATATCCGAACTCTAACTGGCGTGGCACTGTGCCGGGAGAAGCTATGGGTTTCTTCAACTCCTTAATCCGGCGCTCAGCCTTCTTAGCATGTTCCAACAAAATGCCGGCTGGCACACCGGCATTATCAACCTGGTTTCCAATGTGCATCATGACCACTTCATTGGTGCTAGCACGAATAATGGGACATCCGCTATCACCATGATTGGTATCGACTGTGTGTTTGAAAAGACGTTCGCCCTCATTCATTTGGACTAACTCTTGCGTAGCTTGCCCAAAAGACCATTCTTTTAATTTAATAGCATCATCAGCTATACGAGGAGCAAAAACCATTGCTTGTTTGGTCTCGACGAGCTTGAAAGGTTTGACACCAGGACAATGTGCTACGGGTGCTGAAAGGATGGCAACGTCATCAACGTCGTCTGAGACGTAAAGCACTTCAGCAGGCGCAATTTGGGTGCCGTCAGCAGAAAAAAGCTTGATCTTCTGCCCAACCTGATGTTCAAGTGGTAATAACTCTATATGGGGCGCACCAGGTTTTGGAATTGTCAAACCATGCCGGGCAGTGACCAAGATTTGCGCGTTCATAGTAGGGCTTAATGTATAGAACGTGGTGAACACTTTAGGCTTACCGTCGATAGGTACAGTGCCTTGCAAATAGAATATGCCTTTGTTCCATTCTTCGCGTTTGTTCTGCGTGCCAGCATTGACCAATGCTTCACGAAGACCACGCGCCACATTATCACGGAGATAAGGGACATTTTCTCGGCCTGCAAGGGCATACATCATGTGTTCGAATGCAGGGTCTTGGCGGATGAGGTCGCGCATTTCGGTTTGGGCCTCATGAACATCCATGGGACCACCGTACTGGATTTCATCAAGAAGCTCTAAGACCCTAAAAGTTGCTGCAGCACCGCCAGATCGTTTAGATTCATAATAGTCTTCATCCCAGGCGTCAAAGTCACCCGAACGGCGTGCGTTACGATACTCTATGAAATCGTCCCAGGCCAAGTCGACTTCATTCTCATCGACACGAAATTTTTTCCCTTTGTACGTGACTTCTATATCAGCCGGTAAACCACCACGGCGGGAGAACCGATTGGACTCGCGTTTCCCTTCAGTGAAATTGCGACAACGCCATGAGCGTGCATTGTTACGCGCCGCAACGCCCTTACGGCGCTGTCTCTGCGTGGCTCGTGATTCTCGGTGTTCCACTTCGGGGACTGACGAAGAGCTAGTAGCTTTGTAGGCTGCATAGGCTATAGTGGTCGACGCAATCGCAACAGCGATTGCCTTCACAACATTCCGAGTGGTGAACAGGGCATGCGCAGAATCTTTCCACTTCTTGCCTGTATTATCCCACCAACGGGTGAGCCTGGCAAAACGGGGCCTCTTGGGTGGTTTATAACAATGTGGGCAAGAGTCGGAACCGGGAACAATAAGTGAACCCATCATTACCTTACAAGAAAAAGTTTCAAAAGCCTCGCCTTTGTTCATAGCGGCTAAAGAAACAATCCGGTGTTGCTTGTAAGCTTGTGTGGTGTGCGCACCACAAAAGTGCTTCATGCCAAGTGGTATACCTTTATGCACACGACTCATAGGATGCTTCTCATCATAAACAGATCTAACTACAACGACAGGAGAATCATTGAGAGCATAACTGTACTCAACGCCCGCCGCCAGGCCATCATAAGAAAGAACTCCGGCCTGTATAGGATTGGTCGGCCAATCAACAAAGCGAGGCGAAGGCGTATGCGTAGATATCCATTTGACCAAAGAGCCTACTGATGGAAAACCGCGGGCACGTGCATAGTTAAGTTCTTTACCGAGGGGCGAAGCAACCAAAACCTGGGATTCCACATTATACAATGTCAATACTGGTGCCCGACCTTGATATGAAAAAACAACAGGTTTGTATGGAGCGGCTGGGTCGATCTGGTCAGGACCCATTTTCGCCAGAAGCTCATCAAAATCTTCACCAGCACCAAGAATATCTTCACTGCGCGGCAAACGATCGGCAAACTCAACGTCACCACCACCATCGGACGGCAGTTCCAACAAATCGGTTACACGGTCTGTAGAATGTTTCCTAATGGGCTTTTCTTTATGCTCTCCATCTGGCGGGGCTGCTGCGTGTCGCTTTTGTGGGGAAACATCTTTGGCGACCGATATAACCACATTGGATATCATGACGGCTGTATCTTTAATTTTCGTAAAGAAATTCAACCGTTGTAGATCTTCCCTAATAGCCGCCTCATTATCACCATACATATACAAAACAAAAGCTGCTATGAAAATGTATGCAAAATGAACAATAGGACTAATGGTGGGGCTATGTCGGCGCTCACCAGCAGCCAAGCCAATGCGATCACGTTGCAATTGCTCTTTACAAGGTGGGCAGTCAGTGTTGTCGGTTGTGTGTTGGCAGTGACGGGCATTTTTCACGGGTCGTGTATAGGCATAAATAGAAGCTAATATGCCTACCACACCAAAACCATAAAGAACATAATACTTAAGTTTTTGTGAGTGTTTCATAGAAACCACAACTTGATTATATATGTACGCAAGCAAACAGACAGACCCGACTATCTCTTGTCCACCAATGCCGGTGTAGGAACCAAACCGTCCCAGTGCATAATAGACAGTGATTGCAGCTATGATTGTGCGACAGACTTCACTGATGCAATAGGCGTAAATAGCCTTGACATAAGGAGCAGACCAACCTGTGGCAAGTGTAAGAACGGCAGAGATATATGAATTAAAAATTTCCAAATACTTATCAATCTGCC